GAGATATCAAGGTGGAGTCAGAAGAGCTATAGGTGGCACAGATAAAAAACAAAAATACAAAAGAGCACTAACAAGAAAACCTGGAAAAGTTGAAATAACATCTCCTGGGTCTGATACTGGCGAAAAGGAAAAAGTATTTGATTTATTTGGATTTATTAAAGGAGCTGTTGATAAAATAAATCCATTCAATACAATCAAAAAAACTGGTGAAGAGTTAGGAAAAACAGATTACTTTGGTCCAATACTTGCAATCACATCTAAAGTTATTGCTGGACAAAAACCATCAGCGTCTGACTACAAAAATGTTGGTATTGGAATTAACTTATTAATTGCAAAAGGAATACAAGACCAACAGTTGAAAGGTGGAATTGTTGCTGCTTTTGCTGAAGGTGGTATGGTTGATCCAGATGTATTGGCAGCTGCAGAAACTGGTGGTGATATTAGTAACTGGGTTGCAAGAACTTTCCAGACTGGTATTGAGAGCAAAGTTGAAAAGAATTTGAGAATGATTAGAGAGGATGCAGAGAAAAAAGCATCCGAACAACAAGGACAAAAACCAGAACAAGGAACTGCTGGTGGAACTGCTGGACAGTTTTCCCCAGAAGGACTTCAAGGAGAGATATACAAGTATCTTCTCTCAAAGGGAATGACTGATAATCATGCCCTTGGCATTATGGCAAACATTCACAGAGAAAGTGGATTCAGACCTGGAGTTTCTGAATATGGTGGTCCTGGAGTTGGATTGTTCCAATACTCAAGCGGCGGAAGAAAGTCTGCATTTCTAAAAGCAGTTCCTGATTATGCAACAAACTGGAAAGGTCAAATTGATTTTGCTATTAAAGAAGATGTTGGACCACAATATTTTAAACAAAACTTCTCATCACCACAAGATGCTGCTGATTGGTGGATGAGAAATTGGGAAAGACCAGCTGAATACATTCAAAATGATAAAGGACCAAAGATTCATGCACAATATCTTGCTGGATTGCAGAAGTATAAAACAAATAAAGGATATGAAATACCAACCGGAAGTACAAGTGTTGCAACAGCAGGTGTAACTGGGTCTTTAAGTGAAAGACAAAGGAATGCAGGGGAGTTGGGAAGTTTTATTAAGTCATTGGGAGTTGCAAGGGGGAGTGGAGTTCATGAACATCCTCAACACGGCGGAATAAAGCATCAACACAGAGGTAGAGGACACTATGAGGGGAGAGCAATTGACATTGGTGGGTGGGGAGGTAGATATGGTAAAGCAAATTTAGGAAGAAATTTTGTTGACGATCAATCTGCAATTTTAGCAGGTATTAATCAATTTGCAGCAAAAACTGGCAAAAGACCATCACTTGTTTTGCATGGAGATAATGACCCAAGTCACTGGGATCATGTTCATGCCGAGTATGAGAGAGGTGGAGAAACATTAGGTCGCCCTCACCTTGCAATGTTGGGTGAAAAAGGTAAAGAAATTGTTGTTGATGCTGACAGTGCAGGTCCGGCAAAAGATATGTTGCTTGCCATTAACCAGGCAACTGGATACAAAGGTGTTATGGATGCAATCAGACAATACGCACCATACGATGCTCTGGGAGCACAAACAATCATTATGCCAGAAATAGGTGATGGTGGTGGATATGGTGGTGGTGGAGATCAATCAGCGGTGGCAATGTCCATAAGTGGTGGAGAGAGCTCAAATCCAATGGATATTCTTTACAAAGGTGGTTAAATAGAAGAGGGGAATATTAAATATGGCAGAAGCAAATGTATCAAGGAAGGCTCTATCTTCCTTTATAACCAAAGCAGAAATTAAATCAAACAAAGACAAAAGTAAGTCTGTAAGCCTGCTTGGTGGTATGGATACTCCTGGTCCTCGTCTTTCCCGCTTGATGTATTTTGAAAGTATTCTACAAGATACGGTAAAAGCAGAAATTATGTTTGATGATACGGGTGGTGCTGTAGATAATAAATCAACAATAGAAGGATTACCTCTGGTTGGCACAGAAGAAGTTAATATTGCATTTGAAGATAATAATCAAAACCAAATGAAGGTGACTTTGTATGTTAATAAAGTGACACCAATCTACGAAGACACCAAAAAGTCCAGAGTCATAATTGATATGGTCTCGGAAGAATTTCTTCGCAATGAAGATGTAAAGTCTAGACTAAAGAAGAGATATGATGGTAAAATATCAGAGCACATTAACAAAATACTTACCGAAAATCTGAAGACCAAAAAGAAAAAAGATATAGAAGAAACTACAAACAATTACAACTTTATCGGCAATAATCGTAAGCCATATTATGCATTGAATTGGTTGTCAAAAGCAGCAATTCCTGGTAAAGATGGCAAAAAAGGAGACAGTGCTGGGTTCTTTTTCTTTGAAACCTCTGAAGGATTTAAGTTTAAGTCTATTGATGCTCTGAACGCTCAGCAGGTTAAAAAATCTTTGATTTATAATGAATCAAGCGATAAAGACAGCAAAGTTCCTGCTGGATATGATGGAAAAGTTTTAGAACAACAAGCAGATAATGCAGTAAATGTTCAAGAAAAATTCCAGATGGGTGCATACGGAACCAGACTTGTTGTTTTCAATCCATTTACTTGTGAGTATAGAGTGACTCAAACAACAGCGGATGAGTCAAAGAAAGGAACAAAATTAGCAGGAAAAGATTTGCCTGTATTGAATGAAAAGTTCAAAACATTCTGCACCCGCACAACTTATATGCTATTAGATGTGGGAACTCTTCCAACAGGAGGAACATCAGAGCAAATTAAAAAATCAAAAGATCAAAATTATGAAACACAAAATGTTTTGAATCAAGCAATTCGTAGATACAATCAAATGTTTGCTGGAATGCAGACAATCACAATTGCAGGAGATTTTAGTTTGCACGCAGGTGATAAAGTATTTTTAGATACTCCAGGTCTTCGCCCAGTAAAAGATGATGAACTTAACAAAGAGTATTCAGGCGAATATATAATAGCAGACTTATGTCACTATGTTTCTCCAACAGAAACTTATACAAAACTGAATTTAGTAAGAGATTCTTTTGGTAGAAAAGGTAATCACACGAATCGTATTCCATTATAACAATGTCAGATAAAAGTATCCAACAACACATCAACGATGACAAGGATTTATTAGAAAATCCAACACTCTCTCCACAAATGCGTCGGCATGTAGAAGATGAGTTAGATCATCTTGAGAAGTATCAAGCCAATCATCCCGATGAGGAGCACGACCCAACAGCATTTGAGATGTATTGTGATGAACATCCTGATGCATCTGAATGCAGAATTTACGAGGATTGATTTGAATGGAAGGTGGTTCTCTTTTTAATCCTGGATTTTTAGGTGGTAGTTTTCTTTGGTGGGTAGGTCAAATACCTAACGATGAGAACTGGCGTGAAAACATAAAACCAGGAAAATTTGAGAGTCCCGAAGATATTCCTGGTTGGGGATACAGATATAAAGTTAGAATCATTGGGCTGCACGATCAAGATGATGCAACATTAAAGTCAGACCAACTTCCCTGGGCTCAAGTAATGTATCCCATCACTGCTGGTGGTGGGCAGGGTGGATCTTTCCAAACACCCGCAATCAAACAGGGAAATTTTGTCTTTGGTTTCTTCTTGGATGGACAAGACCAACAAGTTCCTGTGATTATGGGTGTATTGGGTGCGAATGCACAGACACCCAAAGCAATCAACAAACCCAATGCACAGAACTTTACTTCAAAAAGTGGATATAGTGGATCTGCACCAGATGTTACGGGTGAGAAAACTTCTGATGATAATTTAGCAACAACAAGACCATCAGGAACAAGTCCAAGTGGACAACCAACAGGAGGAAACAATCCTAATAATCCACCTGCTGCTGGTGCTGTTCCCACTAAAGAAACACCAACTGCAGCACAACAAAAGTCTGCAACAGACAATAAAATAGAAGAAGTTTTAGATCGAAAGCACGCTCTCTCTTGTCCAGACCCAGCAGAGAAGAGTGCAATGAAAGGCATTCAGACTGTCATTGAGAACTTACAAAAGAAAATAGAGAAATTTCAGAAGTCATTGCAATCATTCTCCGAATCAGTAAGTTTAAATATTAAAAATGCAATGAAGGATATTGATAAAGCACTTGAGGATGCATCAAAAGAAATATCCAAATTTATGAAGGATATTTACGAAAAAATTCAGAAGTATATCACCGACAAATATAACAAAGCACTCAAGCAACTAGAAAAAATTTCTCTACCAACATTCAGAATCAAGATGTTGGAGTTAAAGATTCAAGGATTGGAACAAATTTCTTGCTTATTTAATAAACTTGCAAATGCATTACAAGGACTTCTCAAGAATGGTCTTGCAAACAGTCTGAACAATCAAAAAAATCAATCACCACCACCAGAGCCTGGGCAACCACAATTAACGAGTCCTGGAAGTCAGGTTGTTCCACCATTGCCGCCACAAAATTATTATCGTCCTGTTCCAATGTGTTCTGCAGAGGAGTTGGTTGCTGGTGTATTGGGGCAACATGTCAATCAGATGATGGGGGTTTATAATTCTGCGATTACTCCAGTGGTTGCAGAAATTCAAAACTCTTTGAGTTCTGCTGGAGTTTCTGATGGCATCACAGAATCTGGATCTTCAGGAAATAGAACAGTTTCTGGTGCTATTAGTCCAGAAGCAGTTGCTGCTGCTTTACAATCAGGTAATCTTGTCGGTGCTTTATCATCAACACTTGCGGGAGCTCTGGGAATTGATTCCAACATCATTGGATCAGCAGTCAGTGCATTCCAAAGTGGTAATATTGCACAAGGATTAACAAGTTTAGCAACAGTTGGCGGAAAAAATACAGGACAATATGCAAGTGCTCTTTCTACTGCTGTTCAGTCCATTAATAATAATGACATCGTTGGTGGATTGACTTCTATTGCAGGTGCTTTCGGTGCAGATTCACAGATTTTATCAGGAGTTGGTGGTGCATTTGGTGCAATCAAAGCAGGAGACATTGGTGCATTGACAAATTCTGTGGGACAACTTGCAGGAATCAGTCCTCAAGTTCTTGGTGCTGTTCAGCAAGCAGGTAGTGCTCTTGCAAGTGGAAATGTTGGAGCCATTGCTGGTCAACTTGGTGCATTGGGAGGACTTAACTTTGATGTGGGTGCTGCAATAGATTTCATCTCCTCTCTGACATCACTCTTTGATTGTGATCCGAAACCAAAGTGCTCTCCAAATGATACTCATCGACTTCAAGATGGTGGTAGTGGCAAACCAGGAACAGAAAATCCAAACTCAATTAAAGTTGCACAAGCGACCCAAGAAAAAGCCCTAGCACAAGCAACAGGTGGTGGAACATTGACTGGCGCTGGAACTCAAGCAGAAGCAACAGCACTAGAACAAAAACCAACATATTCTACACCAGCAGGAGAAGTCGGAGTAGCATAATGCCATTATCACCACCATCACCTGATGCAATTCAAGTAGGATATATCAGTCAAACAGAAGGATATATCAGCGGTCTTTCTGTTGATGCTGCAAATAACTATGAGAGAACTAATCCAGGAACTGTTTATATTTTTAGAGATGGAGATGGAAAGGTCCGATACTTAACCATTAATCAAGTAAATCAATTAACAACGAAAGATTTATTGAGAACTGACCCCTGTAGCACCACACCAAAACCCTGCGGACCACCGACTCTTAACTTCTTTGGTGGAGAGGGGATTGGTGCAGAGGGTAATCCAATCATTGATTCAAAAGGAGAATTGATTGCTGTTGATATTGTGAATGGTGGTTATGGCTATCAGACACCACCATTTGTTCAAGTCATTGACCCCTGCAACAATGGAAGTGGTGCTGTGGTAGAAACAGTTATTCAGAATGGTAGAGTTGTGAATGCAATCATTGTTGATAGTGGTCGTGGATACTTACCACCACCACAAACTGCTCCACAATATCCTGCACTTCTTAAACTTAAGGAAGTGATTGTAAAAAATCCAGGAATCAATTATAATTGTGGAGTTGATAAGATGGATGTATGTAGTGTTCGTGATGGTAGAGAAGTGTCAGCGTCCAATGGAACTGTGCTCTCTTATCAATGTGACCCATATGGAAAAATAAGTTCTGTAAAAGTCGTTAATGGTGGAAACTATACAGAGCGTCCATACATTTGCATTGATACGGAAACAGGATTAAATGCAACATTTATTCCTGTGTTTGAGATTATTCGTGACCCACTCACACCAGAAGTCGCAAAAGATGTTGTTCAGGTTTATGATTTAGTCGGATTAACCGTTCAGGGATATGTTGGCGGAAAACCATATTACGGCAATGTTTATTTTGAGAATGGACTGAAGTTTGCAGGCACACAAAACACAGGTGGAACACCAATCAGAGTTTTTGATACAAGACAAGACAGCATTGCTCAATAAATATTAAAATCAAACTCAAATTATGGCAGAGAAGAAGAACTTTTTTACTCAAATTCTTGGTGCAATGAATGGTGCATTGTCTTTTGGATTCTTAAGTCCAAAGGGTGATGTAACTTCTAGTTTAAAACTACAAGGTTTAGACGGAAGACATTTTTTTACCATTGATGAAGATGGTGTTCGTGAAGGATGGACAACATTAAACTCTCCAGGTGCCACTCAATTTAACACAGGAGAGGATTTAAAGAAAGGACAAGATGCATTCTTTATTAATGCGGAGAATGGTGATGTTGTCATCCGAGCAAGAGATGGTAAGGTTCGTATTGAGGGAACTGATGTTGAGATTTGTGCAACAGGCAACAATCCAGAAGGAGTCTTTTGGGTCAAAGCAAATGACTCTGTTAAGATTGATTCTAAAACCATCACACTAGATGCAACTCAAGGACTTAAACTTTTATCCACAGGCGTCTTAACTTTGGATGGGAAATTAGGAATGCAAATCTTATCACCAATCGTGAATGGTGCATCTTGTGCAACAAACCCTGCCAAAAAACCAGGAAAAATTAGATAGGAGGTCATATGGCTTTTTCAATGGATGAAATT